ATCTCTCAATAGAAAGATGGAGTTCTACTATGTTTGCTGATCCTCAATCCGTTACTATCAATGGCACGGCAGTGTCGCTTCCGCGCACTCCGACCACGAATAGTGGACGTATTGGTGAGTTTTCGTCGAATGATGGGAATACTGTTCTGGCGATTCGCCAGGACAAGACCAGTAACCGTTTTCGTCGTGAGTTTCGACTCACTTCGAGGAAGGTAACGGCCGATCCCATCAGCGCAGTGAATAAAGAGGTTTCTGCCTCGATTATCATTGCTATCGACGAACCCCGCTTCGGGTTTACCGATGCGGAGCTCGCGTACTTGTACACGGGCCTCACGGCTCTGATCTCAGCTAGCAGCAATGCTAAGCTGACTCAGCTTTTGGGAGGGGAACTCTAGAGTCCCATTCCCAGCCGGGATATCAGCGAGTACTGCATAGTAGGGGTATTCACCACCACAATGTAGAAAGTGGGATGAATGAAAAGACCTACTACACTCCTAAGTCGGGTCCTTCTTGATGTTGGACTGCAGACTAGTGTTGCCGTCGACAAAGACATTCGAGAAATCGAATGTCGTGTCAAAGATGAGGGTATGAGTTTCTTAACGATAACTCTCCCTTCCTTATGCGAAGCTCTTGACCAGAGCCTAGCACTAGGATTCATCACACCATCTCATTTTCCAGGATTTAAACCTTGGAAGAGAGGCGGAAAGCTCCCCGCATTACTATCGGGGTTCTTCATGAATATCTTTGACCGTGACGGTGCATTGAAGGATATGCCTTGTATTGCGTCTATTGACGCAGTACGCCAGGTGACCCGCCTCTTCAAAAAGGTGGAATTACCGTGCTCGGCTGCCCGTTCATCACGAGCTTACGAAAGGTATATATCCAACGATGCACAATGTCTTGAAGAAACTCGCGAAGATAGGATCTATGATCAAGTCTCCGCGCTCCTCTGGTACTCCCTTGATAGCCGGGTTCCTGCTCTGTTTTGCAGGCCTGGTGTCTTCGGGAGTGGTGCAACTGCAGAACGTCTTATGCTCAACGAGCGTTGGACGCTTAAGCAGTGGCCAATTCGGGGCGATTTACATTTCCCCGTGTCAGCCTTCGCAACCCACCGAGAAGATCTGATTGAGGTCTATGACCAAATTCAGTTCCTATCGGAGGCCGAGGAACAACCCGTAAGGGTTGTACAAGTTCCTAAGACATTAAAGACACCTCGAATCATCTCGGTTGAGCCGTCTTACATGATGCTTCGTCAGCAAAGTGTAATGCGGTTCCTGGTGGAGTATTTGGAGGGACGAGAGTTCCCCCATAATTCCATCAGGTTTACGGATCAGTCCGTCAACCAGGACAGAGCTCGAGTTGGGTCGATTGATGGCCAATTGTCAACCATCGATCTTTCTGACGCTTCCGATCTAGTCTCGTTAGAGCTAGTGAAGAGGACGTTCAGATCGTGCCCAGAGTTTTTGGAATTTCTCCTGAACTCTAGGACCACGAAAGCCCAAATGCCAGGCGGGGAGGTGATAAACCTCCGCAAGTTTGCTTCTATGGGTTCAGCGTTATGCTTTCCCATTGAGGCAATGGTCTTCTTTACCGTGGTGCTAACCGCGATGCTGAAGGCCTCTGGCAAGTGTCCGTCATCCACACAACTACGTAAACTCTCTGCCAAAGTTTGCGTGTACGGTGATGACATCATCGTTCCTACTCAGACGGCACCCAGTGTGATGAGTGAACTCGAAGCTTTTGGGCTAAGGGTAAACAAATCAAAATCCTACTCCACGGGTCTCTTTCGAGAATCTTGTGGGGGCGACTTTTATGCTGGTCATGATGTAACACCAGCGTATTGTCGTATGTGGGATTTCACTGGACACTCTAAGGAATCTCGTGTGATAACGGCCTACATTTCGTTATCCAATCAACTTTATGTGAAAGGACTTTGGAATGCAAGCCAGTACATACGAGACCACCTCACTGAGTTGGTCGGACTACTCTCTAGAACTACAAAACCGGTTGGTGCTCTTACCTACTGTTCCTGTGCTTTCAACACACAGTTACGTTGGAACGAGCGTTTATCGGGATTTAGTGCTAGAGGGATTACGGTCCGGGTTAAAACTCAGCCCGACCGATTTCGAACGGAGCATTCTTTTCTTCTCCGCACCTTATCCGCCGAATATGGCGTTTCAGGCGCAGAAAGTCGAGAGTGCAAACCGCTTGGATCGGTTGTGGGAGTTGACACAACGACTAGAGAGATGGGCTGCCCAAGTTGCAATTGCAACGGAAGCGACGCCCACGACTCAGGACAAGGTTCGAGATCAATTGAGCCTTGTCATAGTCGGAGTTGTTCACTTGCTGCAAGGACTAGGGACACCACGTCCCGCGTTCTTCAATCCCCGCAAGCAATTGCGGAGGACCTTTGGGGAAACCCAAGCAGCCTCTCACGTTTCAATGGAAGCGGATTTGTACAGCGAAAGACTTCTCACTATGTGGAAGCTCTAGCTGGACGAGCCCGCGGCCTAGAAACCGAGGTGAGTGCAGTGCCCTACGCCACTAACACAAAGCGTAGGTGGACACCAACTAACGTTGGGATACCAGGTTGGTAACCTG